TATCTACAACAAAAGTTACATTATTATATTAACTTATAAATAAATACAGGTTAGCATTGAATTGCTAACCTGTAAAATTTTTTACTGTGTTTCAAGATTATACTTTTTACTAACAGTAATATTAAATTCTGGAATTGTTTGTTGTCCACTAATATACATTATAATTTCACCGAAATATTTCGGTGCACCTTGTTCAACAAAGACAGCTGTTTTATAATTATTTACATTACTACCAATACTAATAAAGCCCTTTGAATACGATAAACCTTTACCTAAAATAATGTGAGGATCTAGATTATCAGTGTATTTATTATGGTTAGAATCATATAATTGAATACCGAATCTGCCATTAACTGTAATATATATATTTTCATTTAAAGTAATATTGCCAATTACTTGATTGATAAAAGCACTTGTGGTATATTGGTTATTATTGTAAGTCATATTCTCAGGTAAATTTATAGGGCTTAAATTATAAATAAAAAATGGTTTAATAAGTTTATTAGCTTCATTAAAGAAAAAGGTTTCTCTTGATTTATTATTAACTGTAATACCTTTTTGCAAAAAGTCATAATATGGGCTAGGACTAGAATACCAACTTCTATAAAACATATTATCATAGCACGTACTTTCGATGGTTAATGAATTATCTGTAGAACCTGCGGTTTCAATTCTGCAATCGTGAAAAACGTTAAAACTGCCATTTTTAATATTTACATTTGTGTGTTCAAATACAAAACCGTAAAAAATGTTATGATTATGATGATAATCATTATCTGTACTTTCAATGGTTAAATTTTCACATCTTAAATTATAAAATTTATTTTCATTAACCCACCCTTTATTATGACCCGTAATGGTAAAGTTTTTAATGCTCTGTAAATAAAAAGCACAGTAAGCAGTGGACATTAATGTTGGATCGTCGCCGTCGCCATCAATAACAAAATTAGTAGCATAGTTTAAAAACATAGTAAGAGTTTTAAAACCTCGTAATGTAATAGTACCATAAACAGCGTTAATTTGATACCATTGTGCGATTCTTTGAGTACTATCATAATTAAATGTGATGTTGCCATTAATAGACCCATAGCTTACAATGTATCTAATTCTAGTTCCTGTTACTTCTGTAATATTTAATTCTAATGTTCCAGGAATAAAGATTACGTATCGTGTATCAGTAGCAAAATTTAAGATTTTTTGAAATTTAGTTGTCATTGTTTCAGTATTATCGCTAGATTTAATGGAATTTAAGCCATATTGTTCACAGTTAGTTATATCAATAATTGATGCAATATTTCCAATGTTATACAAGTCAATTATTTTATCTGGAAAAGTAATAGGTAATGTAGGTTGTTTTGACTCAAAAGCAAATTTATTTGCAGTGTTTTTTATATTACCAGTGAATGAATTAGTTTCGTCAACGCCATTTACAATATGCTTACCATCAAAAGTTTCAGTCATAGTATCATGATATTCTTCAGTATTAGCACCAGTAACACTAACGCTTTTACTACTTTCAAAAACTTCCGTCCTAGTCCCACCAATATTAACTGAACTATCGCCATCAACATGAATGCTATCCGTCCCGTCAATATCAATTTCTCTATTCCCTGTAATATTTTCCGATTTATTCTCACTAATAACTTCCGTTTTATTACCTGTAATATTTTCCGTTTTATTACCTGTGATATTCTCGACTTTTCCAGACCCAACTGTTTCCGTTTTATTACCTGTAATATTTTCCGTTTTATTACCTGTGATATTCTCGACTTTTCCAGACCCAACTGTTTCTGTTTTACTACCTGTGATATTTTCTGTAGTATTTCCACCAATACTAATATTCTTACCATGTGCTAACTGTTCTTTAACTTCCATCCCTAGTACATTGAAATTATTCATCGCACCAGTGTCATTAAAATTAATACTAGCATTAATAATATCACAATTAAATGTATTTCGACTACCATTAACACTAATGCACAGCGGACTAATAGCCTTAGAACTAAAACTATAAACACCGTCACTTGCACCTACTTCAAGAACACACTCGCCCTGTACTTTTCCAAGCTCATTAAATTTAACATTAGTAAACTGAACTGAATCTTTACCGTTAATAACAGCAACTTTTTTAACAGCACCACCAAAAACTACATTATCAACTTGTAAATCTCCACCCAATCCGTTATAAACAAAACACTGAAATCCACTCTTAATAACTAAATTAGTAAATAAACAGTCTTTGCCTAAAACATTAATAACATCCAAATCATCCGTCTGAACCTCGTTATTTCCATCCAACGTTAAATTACTAATCTGTACATTCTGCACATTTCCGCCAGACACCAGCGGCTTTGTGTCTCCGCCTCTCTGTACAATCCTTGTACTATATCTGTCAAAACCAACTAAACTAACACCACTTCTTAACGTTAAACTTCTGCTGAGGTATTTGCCATATGGAAAATAAACGCAACCTCCACCCTGATTAAAAGCATAATCAATACATCCTTGGATAGCATCCGTATCATCAGCACTACCATCTCCAACTGCTGGTGTAATTCCTTCCGGTGGATATTTAACATTTAAAATGTAATTTGATAAAATATTTCTAACAACCTCATCAATAGCACCGCTAGTGATATAATTCCGAATCATTTCAGCAACATAATCTGGAAGATTGTTATTGTTTTCAATCAGTTCATTTAATGCTTTACAGAATTTATTAAGCTGTTCTCCATAGCTTAAACTCTCATCATAAACAGTCGGAAGAACAAGCCAAGCACAGCACTTTACAGGGTCTACATTTGTAAAATCATACATATTATTTACCGCCTTTCATTAATATTACCACAGCCCAAAAAATAAATCCGATAGCTCTTCAATCAGCATCATATCAATGTTAATAAATGTTTCTCTGTATTCCATTAATAAAGCTGAATAACTCTTACTACTCATTTTACCTCTAACACTTTCAAGGTAACTTTCAGTGTCAGTTAAGTTACTATTACTTGTCTTACTTCCTTTTCTGCTACCATCTTTTTCGTTTTTACTCTTAGAACTGCCATCCGAATCAACACTACCACTATTAGAAGTATTATCACTTCCCGTATTTCCAACAACATTATAAGTAGCATTCGTTAAGTAAGTCCCATCAATAACATTACTAATAGCACCTTGAGGTGTATCAGAAAAATAATTAGTTGTTGTAGTTGTAGTGCCTTTAGTCAAAGTTCCATCGTTAGAATTAGTAGTGCTTTCATCATGACTTTCATTAGTATCAGTGCTTTCATCATAGCTTTCATTATTGTTTTCTGTATTGTCTCTAGTACCGCTAGCATCTCTGTTTCCTGTTTTACTATAATCAACTTCATATAACGGATTGAATTCTAATAAAGCACTTTTATATAACTGATTGTAAAAAGGCATAATTTCGTTTAACTTCGTGTCAAGCTTTAACTTCCACAATCCATAAGTTTCGAGTCCAATCTCCCGAGTATAGTAATGTTTTAAAATCTTCGTTTCCAAAACGTTCCGATAGCTTTCATCAAAAATAGGAAAATCAAAATCGAAAATCTTAGGAATAGCTTTAGCAATAACGTCTTTAATTTTAGTTTGTCCTACGCTTTCACTTAATCCAGCTTCTGTTTCACAAATATAACGCAACTCTGTGGTGTATTTACTCATCTTCGTTTACCTCCAACTTATCTGCATTATAAATATCTTCATTTTTATTAATTGCTTCTACGTTGATATTATCGTTAAATTCAACACTAACATTCAATCCAAACATTCTATTGATTTCGTCACAAGCCTGTTTTCTCATATCAAGTCCACTATTTCGACTTGCAACCGTGCCGCCCATATTCCTACTGACTTCATCAGCAATTAACCGTTCTTTTTTCTGATAATTTGTATTAGAAATTCCTAGCCAAGTTAAGCATTCATTCCAAATTTGCGTTTTAGTCTCAAGTAATTTATCTGCAACATAAGGCGCAAGAGTAGGAATAGCTTGTAAACTTTTAAGAATATCTATATCTTTATCAGCGAAAATAACTGGTGCGTTTCCTGTATATTGTTCATAAGTATTTTTTAATGTCAATCTTTGATTCTCACTACAAGTAATTAAAATAGGTGTTTTCTGAGCTTTGATATTAACGTCAATAGTTCTATCACACTCATATAACCTACGTGCAAACATTTCGCACCCATAAATCATATTTTCATGTAACTTGTTATTCCAAATAATAATGCTATTAGTGTTATCTAAGTGCATATTAAAACCGTTATTCGCATATGCTGTGCGTTTTGTAGGAATCCTATACACATCTAGCATTCCACCAATCATAGTGGTAAGTGCTAAGTATCCCATAACGTCATCATTGAAGAAAACAGCCATTCCTTGTTCAAATAATGTAAGTTCTAAAAAACGTTCGTCTACTGTGTCTGGTAGATTATTCCACTTAAATCGGGATATGGCAAGTTCTTTAATTCTGTTATACTGATAAATATAAGCTCTATTATTTAAAAACATAGAATCAAAATTATCAGAAGTTTTTCTTCGTCTCCCCATTATGAACTTCCTTTCAATCTGTTATCTAACAAATAGTTACCAATTTCATCTCCGTTCATCCAATAAGTAATACCTTTATCATGAATTGCTTTTATATTACTCATTGCGCTTGATGGGATACTACCGTGAGCATCACATCCGACTGTTTTAACATAATTCCAATGTGGTCTGTTGTGTGTGCTAGGGATTTTAACTCTTCGCACTGGATAGCCAAACTTATCCCAGAATGAATCTATAATTCTTGCAAATTCTTCACGAACGTGCATATGCATGAAAGCAAAATTTTTAATTCGCATAGCAACAGCCGCACTATTTCCAGAATTCCCGTGGGCTTGTGGCGGTAAAATCCATTTTTGATAACCTTGTGCAACCAGCCCAGCTATAGTACCATACATTCCATACTCTAAATTAGCACCAGCTGAATACATAGAATCTGCTCTACCAGTCCAATTCCCAGTAGCACTTGTTGATAACGAACTTTGAATAACATCGGTTTTTCCGGTATAATTTATCACACCACTCATAGTAGCACCTGCAAGAGTCGGAATAGCACTTTGAGCAAGCCACGCTTTAAAAGAATCTGTAGTCCATGAACATTGAGGGAATCCACTTAACGTCATTTTTTCGTTATAGTTAGCAACAACTCCTTTATAATTTTTTGGCACTAATAAAATCTCTGGGTTACAACTCATATCGCCTGCCATTAAAAAAGTGCATTTTTCACTTGAAAAATATTCATACGGAAAAGCTGTTCCTGTTCCAGCTAGATTTGTACAGTATAAAAAATTATATGGATATGTATAAATTTTGTTATTGTGTGGTGTAAATGTTTTCCAAATGTTAGATACTTTTTTATCAATATCAACATCATAGCTTTTAGCCCCTGTGGAAGCATTTGAGTCAATAAACGCTGTTGGCATCATAAAAATTGACACAATTCCATCTGTTTTTTCTGCCGGTAATCCCAATAAAAACTTATCCACATCGTTAGCGGTATCAAACACGTTAAAATGCAAACCACCATAAATGCCAGAATACAAACCACCAGAAACACTTTCATAATTTTCATTGAATGTAGCGGCTACTACATACGAATAACCTTTAATAATACCACTATCTAAAAAATCTTCTGAAACGTATTCGCCAGTTTCTAAGTTATCTGGAATAAGGTTGTCTCCTACTGCATCTGTAGCACTATGTTCTCTTTCAACAAAACTAGAGTCTAAATAAAAATCAAAAAACCATGTCTGAACATCGTCAATTTTAAAATAGATAGCCGCTGTTTCATTGTTTAGCCATTCTACGTTTGTGATAAAAGCATAAAACCATTTATTACCATAAGAACTATTTTGAAACATAAGGTAGTTACAATCAAACATATTATCGGCTACTTGTTTTACTACTAATCTACGTTCTTTTCGCTGATATGTCATATTAGTAAACGTGTATTTTGTTTTGCCTGCAAAATATGCCGTTTGTTTTTCTTTTGAGTCAAAATAAATCGTGTCAGAATAAGTGTTATCTAGTCTAACATTTTTTAAAACCCTTGCAATGGTATTTGGTGCAATATACATTAGGCATTACTCCCTTTAATGATAGAGGGAGAAAAAATCTCCCTCTTAAAACTATGCTACAGTAATAACACATTTTCCCGATTTGCTAGAATCATAAACAGATGTAGCTGTGATATTGATAGTTTCTGTAGCGTCCTCTAACAGTGTGACTTTACCTCTAACGTCAACTGTGGCTTTATCAGAATCACTAGACCATGTTACTGACTGCGGTGCAAAATTTTCTGTTTCAACTGTAGCTGTCAACTGTAATGACTGACCTACTGACGCATTAGCCGCACTCGGATTTACTTTAACACTTTTTACTGTCGGTGCACCTGCCACGAATAAAGCGGTATTAGCAAAAGGACTAACAGAAAATGTTTTCCAAACATGATACCAATAATTCCAGTAAAGTCCCTGTCCGTTGAACTGCTCTGTAAACTCCTGTAAATTATCAAATACCATAAACCAGTCAGCATCAATAATAACAGCCGGAATTGCGTTTAATGCTTTGAGGTCAGCTGTGCCAATTTCCGTATAGTTCGGGTCATCAGCGAACAAAATGTTGAGTCTTGCGATATCAAGATTTCCAAATCCGTCAATCATAACACGATGCCCCATAAATTCGGCTTTGTCCATATTAAAGGCACTAGCAAGAACTTCTACATCCATAGTAGCATCGAACTGTGCATTCATAATTAAATACTGATTTTCTTTTAGCGAAAAAGTCTGAACTCCAGCAACGTTATTTTCAGAACTCATAAAGGTTAATTTATTAGACACACCTTTAATTTCTGCCGTGATAGATTTCATGTTAGCTGTAGTAACAGCTGGGATTTCCTGTACAGTCATATGACCGTCAAGAATATGTCTAGCAAGGAGATATTTCATCGTTAAAAACTCATCATAATTTGCGCCTGTATACATGGAATCAACGATTTTAACCATTAAATTTGATACGCCCTCCCATGACAGAAAAGCCTGTTTAAGCTCTCTATCAGAAATAGTTGCTTTATAAAACTTCTGATAGTTCATAACATGAAAAGCACTTCTTACATCTGGAATTTCACGTTTGAAAACTTCTTTTTCTGCTACGGACTGGTCGAATTGAAATGGCTCTGCAATATTAACGAAAATCTCTTCTACCGTTTCACCAAATTCAAGCATTCCTTTTTTAAACATTTCAATCGGATTGCTATACATTTTAGATGTAATAAGAACTCTACCAATTCGGTTCACAAGTGCTGATAAAAACTCATTCTGTAAAGCTGGATAATCCATGATAATAGCACCGATTTCCCGAATTGATTCTGCGTCTTTCGTTGCTACTGGAATATAATCTTTGTAATTCTGTGTTGCGCTATTTCTGATAGCATTAAGAATATCAACACTACTTCCTGATAACGTTTTAACCTGCGGTCTAGTAGGCATTTTTATTTCCTCTCTTTCTACTCAAATAAATCATTAAATGTTACGTTTGTATTTTCATCATCGTCTTGTTCATTATTTTCATTATAACCACTATCAGACGATTCTAAAAATCTATCTTTGTACTTCTTTCTCCACATATTATCATTTTTTTCAAATTTGGTTTTCCAATCCTCTGTATCATTGATGCGAGAATCAAAGTCATTTAATGTATCTGATAAATCTTCTGTTAATTGAATTACTTCATCTGAATTGTCATCTCCAAATTTTTCTGATAAACGCTTAATCAAATCTTCTTTGCTAACAATAGCCATTTCACACACCTCTTTTCTCTAACGATAATAAGTAAGTTAAATATTCATCCGCTTTTTCGCTGTCATTCGTATTTGATTTATTTCCATCACGATACCTATATTTCCAAATATTTAACTTACAAAAAATTTTAACCGCTTCTATTCCAAAAATCATTCTCATTTCTTCAAGGCATTCAAACTTGTGAACCTTATAATAGCTAGGTGCATTATGCATTTAATTCGCTCCATTTCTTTGAATCAAACAGTTCTGAAAGTCTCATGGATAATGGATGATTAGGCGATAGCATTACTATGCCGTCTTTAATCATTATAATAAACCCTGTTTCATGCTGATATGTACCGTCTTTAAATGGCATTCTTAATCACTCCTTTTTTCTTAAATAAAACCATAATGGCATTTTTTTATTTTTTCCTGATGGTGGTGTTGGTGGAACACCACTTAACTTTTGAAACCAATACTCACCAGACTTTTGACGCTCTGGTAATGTGCTATAACTTCCGGGGCGTTCATAGTTTCTCATCCAAATTTCTACCATAGTAGCTACAGGTTGATTACTAACTTTATACTCCCCATATGATAAAGGAAATTTTGTAGATGGATAATAGTCTGCGTATGCATCTACAAAAACCATTTGAGCATATCCATCAGACGCCTTACCACTTTGATTTGAAAAGTTAGGTGCGTAACCCGTTATTGCTTTAGCACGTGAGTCATTAATGTATTTTCCGCCCGGTGTAAACTGCGTGAATCCATAGCCTATATTATGCCAAGGCGAATTTGATGTCGGTTGGACTTTGTCCCCTTGCCACCTCCAAGGATTGTAACCTCCCTCATGACCTACGTTACCCCACATTCCGCAAAATGCTTGTAATGTCCAACCCTTAGAACTTAACAAAGAATAGGCTTCAAGGGCGTTTTGATATGCTTCTTCGGAAGTCTCAGCATAAGCACCTTTAACTTTAGCGAACCATGTCATTTTTATCACTCCTTGTATTTATTAAAAATAGGTAATAAATCATTGACAGCTCTTTGCACCTCGCTAGCATTAAATCCGTCTTTTTCAAGTGCTTTTTTTCTTTCTTCTCCGTTACCATACATCCCTACAATAACTAAAATTGCACCAGAAATTACACTTGGAAGTTTAATTACAAATGCTTCATTGTTCATTTACTATCACTCTCCATTCGGTCAAGTAATTTATTCATAACGATTGTATTGTTATTAATTGCTTCTTGTAAAGATTTTGTTTCTTCTTGATGTCGTTGTGACTCTTCGATTCTCTCCTTACGGTTCTTTTCATCTGTAATATAAATGTAATAAGCCATAGCCATAAGGCAAACGATATTAAACCCTACATCTTTAACAGCATTTACCCAATCCAATGTTGCACCTCCTTTGATAATTAAAATTTAAAGTGTTTCAAAAATTATTAACTTTTTATATATTTACTGTATCACATTATTGACTTTTTGTCAATAGTATGTTACAATTATTTTAATAAATATTACAAAAGTATTACAAAGAATATTAAGGATGTGACTTTTATGTGCGCTTACTATGACGGAACAAAATTACTTTCCCTTACTGATTTGGATGGAAAGCAACCAGAGATATTAATGGTAACAACTAATCGAACGGGCGGAAAAACAACCTATTTCGGGCGATTGTGTGTAAATAAATTTAAAAAGGGACAAGGCAAATTTGCACTTTTATACAGATATAACTATGAATTGGATGATTGTGCAGACAAATTTTTTAAAGATTTAAGCACACTTTTCTTTCAAGGTAGTGTAATGGAAAGCAAAAGAAAAGCGTCTGGGATATTCCATGAACTATTTTTAGATGGAGAATCCTGTGGTTATGCTTTATCTTTAAATAGTGCCGATCAACTTAAAAAATATTCTCATCTTTTTAGTGACGTTAATAGAATGATTTTTGATGAATTTCAATCAGAATCTAATCATTATTGCAGTGACGAAATTAAGAAATTTATTTCAATTCACACTTCTGTTGCTAGAGGGCAAGGAGAACAAGTTAGATATGTCCCTGTTTATATGCTTAGCAATCCTGTAAGTCTAATAAATCCCTACTATGTGGAATTAGGGATATCTAACAGACTACGAGATGACACTAAATTTTTAAGAGGTCACGGATATATTTTAGAACAGGGTTTTATTGATAGCGCAAGCGTTGCACAAAAAGAAAGCGGATTTAATAAAGCATTTGCTAAAAACTCATATGTTGCGTACTCAAGTGAATGTGTTTATTTAAATGACAATAAAGCATTTATTGAAAAACCTATCGGTATTGGCAGATATTTATGCACTATCAAATATAATGGAACGGATTTCGGTATAAGGGAATTTGCTGATTCTGGATTTATTTATGTGGACGATAGACCAGATACCTCATACAAATATAAAATTAGTGTTACTACAAGCGACCATGAGATAAACTACGTTATGTTAAAAAGAAATGATATGTTTCTTACAAATTTAAGATTCTATTTTGAAAAAGGCTGTTTTAGATTTAAAGATTTACGTTGTAAAGAAGCTATATTAAAGGCTTTAAGTTATTAATAGTATCTACATAAGTGTAATTACCTGTGATATTCTGGAAAAGCACGGTTGAAAGATACCGCCAGAAAATTCCTCGGTGTTGCTTACCGCGTGTAATTCCCTTATGTTAAAGATATAAAAAGGGTGGAAGAAATTCCACCCTTTATTGTGTTAATATTCCATTATTTCATGCAAAAATAAAGCACTTTCTTTTATTTTGTAGGCATCTGCCGAGCCATAACATATGTCGTCATATTCAAAATAAACATTAGATTCTAAAGTAATTCTTCCTGCATCAATTTCTGTTTCTAAAATATCATATAAGTCCTGTACTGTCATTCTTTATCAATCCTTTCTATATTTCTTTTCATTTTAGTGGTAATCATTAGATTTATTAATTCATCTGGAATATTATATAAAATTTTTAATAATTCAAAACAAATTAATACATCAGCCATTTCCTCAATTAAATGAGTTATTCTTTCACTGGATGAACCAAAACGATACAACTTTGATATTGATTGAATTAACTCACTTGCTTCTTCAATAGAAATAACTAAATGCTGATAAGTAGGTTTAGAACCATACAATTTTACAATATCTTCTTTTTTCATAATACTCTCACTTTCTCATTTTATATGGTGTATCAACAAGTAAAACTCCACCCGGTATTCTTTTTGGCAATAGCTTACCCGGAACTTCAAGCCCAAGTTTAAAATCTTCAAGTGTTCTAGGTTGTGAAAGAAAATTTAATTCTGCTTCGCTATAGTTAGTTATGCCTAACTCATCGCACATTGCATCATAACCATCAATAAACCAATTTGAAATTCCTGTGATACTCATTTCAAACAAATCCTTGCTGTGCTCTGGCATACCAGCACACTTTATGTTATAGTAGGGCTTATTGATTAATTCGTTATCTTCGTGCGTGATGTGCTCTATATAAGTTTTTTGCCTAGCAAAAATAGCAAAATCCCAATTAGATTCCGCTTTCCAACAACAAAACTCACTTGGATGTATTGTTACCCCTTTTACTTCCTCTGAATTTAAATCACAATGAATTGAATCTGTGTCCGCATATATAAACCCTCTTTTATTTCCATGATAATTAGCTTGTGCCGCTTTTATTGTAAAGCATCTTGCGTAACTTGTAATAGCTGACCCTATTGGAATATAACCAGGTTTTTTATCCTCTTCATGAACTGCCATGAATGATATTGCATCATTCTTTAAATAGGCAACTTTAAAACTTGATTCCATTGAAGCCGCCATTTTACCATATAAATTGTTTAAATATAGTTTCGCTAGTGTTCTCTTTGCACCTTTGCTTTCCATTTTCTGTTTTTTATATTTATCTATGTACCAGTCAAATAATCCTATCTCTGAATCAAACCAGCACCCGTCTATTTCTTCATAATCGACTAATTCATAATGTTTTTTAATTAGTTCAAAATCCATCATAGTTAAATACAAATCAACTGTAGTTGGTTTTAAGTCTCCTTTCTCATCGTGATACCATTTATGATATTCTCCGTTATGATACCAGTCTGAAGTTTCTAATGATTCTGTGCCGGAATACATCCAATTTGACTTTATTTGAATAAATGGCAAAAAACCTTTTTTCAGATAAAATCTTGTTCTAATATGAACAAAGTAAAAACGATTCCCCTTTAATGCTTCATCTGGAATATTCCCAGTCCAGAAATGGGGTTTTCCGACAGGATAACGATTTCCTGATTGTGAGTGCATCATAGAGGGATAAAGTGAATTAACGTCAAATGTACAACCGTATGTAAACTTTTTATTTGCTTTGCTTTTTACAAGGTAACACCAACCACCACGGTATGTTTTATGTATCCATTTTCCAGCTGTTTTATATAGGTGCTTCGTTTCATCTATTTGTATATCATAAACATTCGGAAAGAAAAAATCATATTCTTTACTATCAAATGTTTTCTTAAACTCTGATAAACAACAAGAACCTATAGTTAGCTTATTATGTCCCTCTGAAAACATCATTTCAAGCGCTTCTTTTACTACTAAAACGTCATTAGCTATATACTGCTTTTCTTCCTGCGTTATATTGCATCCTGCGTACCGAAAACCCTTATATTCCATTTCAAGTTTTTGATGCTTCGTTTTAAATGCTTTTCCAATCTCTTTAACTTTAAATGGCAACAATTTTAGTGAGTCACGAAACTCTATAAAATAACCTTTATACTTTACTGTTATCGTGTAAAACTGCCCCATATCAGATATAGAATATTTAATAGAATTGTTAGGCATCTCAAAATCTTTTAAAAACTTTCCCTGTGTTCCATCTTCATTAAATTTTTCATACGCTTGGATAAAGTTGTTCTTTAAAAAGTAGTCTAGCCAGAAAACCCCATCAAATTTTAAGTTATGATAATAAATTCTGATATTAGTTTTCATTGAAGTTAGAAACATGAATGTTTCTTGTATGCTATGATGAATAAAAACTTCTTCTGTTCCTAATTCAACTACAGCACTAGCCCACACTTCGGTTGATGTTTGATTTTTATAAACGGTTGTTTCAAAATCTCCTACAAAAGTCCTATACTGACGTACCCCCATTTACAAAATCACCCCAGTCAGATATAAATGTTGATTCTTCAACGGTTAATGGTCGGTTAAGTATTAAATTAGATAATGTGATTATACTTTCATGAAACATTTCATAATAAGGGACTTCTAACAAACCATTTACAGCTGAAGTTATTTCCTCTTTTATTTCTAGTGATATTGCATCTTCTTTTTCATCTTTATCTATTTGAGAATACATAGTATTTCTAAATCGGTCATATTCTGTTTGTAAAACTCCTCCATCAACCCATGTTTTACCGGTAAGCATTGGTAGACCCTCGTGAAGAATTGCATTATCTAATACTTCG